GATCAATTCCATGATGAACGATGTGGCCACGGTGCTGTCCTATGCACCTATAGACACATCAGCAGATGGCTTCAGTATTATTTCTCAGGAAACAGATTTCTTTGAGGTCTTTTCCGAAGAAGTCCATGGCTATCATGGAGTAATAACTGTAGTTATAACAATACAGGATATGGAGGTATAGAAAAATGGCTACTACACTGGATAATATTAATCTGCCATCCAACCCTGACCTTGGGGCGGCAGAGGTAGGTAAGGATTTTCTGCTTTTTGTAAACACTGGCACTGTGGCTGTTCCTGAATGGCAGATGATTGGCGGTCAGCGCAATTCTGGCCTTACCCGTCAAGCTGAAACCATTGATGTGTCTCATAAGACATCTGGTGGCTGGTCTGCTACCAAGGCAGGACTCAGGAGCTGGAGTATTGACCTTTCCGGTCTTGTGCTTCTGCAGGATATTGGTGTTCATGCACTCTCCAAGGCTTTTGAGGAAGGCAAGGATGTGTTCCTGAAGCTCAAGTATCCGGATGATTCCTATCGTACAGGCTGGGCATCCGTCACCGAGTTTTCTTTGGACATTCCGCATGATGGGGCTGCAACTATTTCTGGTTCTCTTTCTGGTAATGGCATTCTTTCTGGTCTTACCAAGGATAGTGCTCCATCCACTGCATCTGCAGGAGGTACTAAGGCATGAAGAAATCAGTAGAATTTAAGCTTTGCGGCAAGGAAGCAAAGCTGGAGTTTAACATCATGAGGCTCGCCAAGTTTGAAAAAGCACTTGGACAGAGCCTTTTTTACATTATGAGTACCAATGGTATCCTGCGTTCTATGGATATCAATTTCACTATTGCAGGATTGGCATTTGGTCTTGAAAAAGAGCTGACTATTGAGGAAGCAGCAGATACCATCCAGAAGCACTGCGATGAGGGCGGCATTCTCGATGATATCAATGACGCAATCTATCGGGGGATTATTGCTTCTGGCCTTTTTATCAAGGCCGCAGCAAAGGAAGCGGCAGAAGAGTAAAGAGCTTTGAGGAATGGGCGGATGAGGCAGAGAAGCTGGCATATAGTCTGCTCAATCTAAAGCCACGGGAGTTTGAGGAGCTTCAGCCTGGAGAATTCTATAAGTTATACGAAGGGTATGAAATAAGGCATGACGCGGAAGTGACCGCCCATGCCTATTTTGTATCTAACCTAATGAACCTCTTCGGTAAATCCTTGAAGCAGAATATGACTGTAGACAGATTGGTTAAGCCACTGAAAATCAATCAGTCTGAGGTGTCCTCTAGAAGCGAGGACGAGCAATACTTAAGAGAAAAATTCGGGCTGTAAGGAGGGAGCAGAATGTCAGTAATATCAAGCCTGATGGTTAAAATTGGAGCAGATTCATCTGGACTTAAGAAGGAATTATCTAATGCCCAGGCTGCCATTAACAGCTCCTTTGATACAGCTGCTGTAAATAAATTCAGTTCCCATGTGGAGCAGAGCGCAAAGCAGGTAGAAGGGCTTATCGGCAAGGTAAAGACATTTGCTGCTGTGGCTGCTGCAGGTTTTGGTCTTTCAAGCTTCATAAAAGGCACAGCAGAAGCCGGGGATAACCTTTACAGGCTGTCTCAGAGGATGCATATTACGGCTGCTGAAGCCGGAATGCTTTCTAAGATCATGAGCCTTACGGGCGGTGATGTGGGAAGCCTTTCCACAGCTATGATGCGCCTGGATAAATCTTTTACGGCATCTAGCGAGGATGGAGAAAAGACCAGGCAGATTTTAAGTGCTGTTGGTGTGTCATTAACAGATACAACTGGGCGGTTATTGCCTATAAATGAGCAGCTTAAATCTTTAGCCGAGGGCTATAAAAAGGCAACGGCCGCAGGCTATGGGCAGGAATTTATCATGAACACATTAGGTGTTCGTGGCATGGCCCTTGTGTCTACTCTGGAGCAGTACAATGAAGCAGCAGAAGCTGCCGGCAAGGTCAAGAGTGTAGGCATGGACCCTAAAGCAATGCATGAGCTTAATATGCAGCTTAAGATTATGCAGATGGAAGCAGGGCAGATTTCTACTGCCATGGTTCTAGGCTTTGGGCCAATCCTGCAGGAGTTCCTTCCAGGCATTATGACAGGCCTTCAGCAGACTGCTCTGTTCCTGAAGGAGAACAAGACTGAGATTGCAGGAGTTACTAAGGCTGCTGTCGAGTTTTATGCTGTAATGAAGGGCATCAGTATCCTTGGAAGGGCAGCAGCTTCCATGCAGGCTTTCTGGGCATCCATAAGGGTATCTGCTGTTCAGACTACCACTGCTCAGGTTTCAGCCAGCAATGAGCTTACGGCAAAGCAGATAGCCAACATCAATAAGGTGGTGGCAAGGTCTGAGGCTGCATATCTTAAAATGCAGAATGATGCCATCAAGGCTGCTCAGAAAGAGGGACTGGCATCAGAAGAGGCAAGGCTCGCCCTGGAGAAAAATCTTCTGAAGATACAGGCAGAGTCTGAGGCCGCATCTGCCAGGATAAGGCTTGCCTTTGAAAAACATTTCCGGGGTATAAATGTGGCGGCTGCTGAAATGGCGGCAGGAGTCAATGCTTCCCTTGTAGCTACTGCAAAAGGCACTGAGGTGACAACGGCTGGCGAGGCTGTGCTTACCAAAGCTATCATGGCAGAGGGCGCGGCAGCCACAACTGCAGGAGCAGCCAATGTTGCGGCTAAGACCACAGCTACAAGGGCTACTGCGACACAGACCACAGCTACCACGGCCCTTGCAGCAGCCCATGTGGCAGAAGGAAATGCAGCGGCTGCGGCTGGTGCAAAATCCATAACCTTTTCTGCTACAGCCCTTCGAGGGGTAAAGGCTCTGCAGGCGGGTGTGCTTGCTTTGACTGGTGGATGGATTGGTCTTGCAGCTGCAATTGCTTATGCAGGCTACTGTCTTTATGAGTATAAATCTGAGGAAATGGAGAGGGAAAAAGCAAACACCTACCATGTAGATGGGCAGGCGTATGAAGAGAAAAATGGCTATTTCTATACCAAGGACAGGGTAAACCCTGATTGGCAACCTGACCTATCAAATGAATACAGTTACCTTGATGAGAACCGCATTATTAAGGGCGGTGAGCTGGTAACAGATGAAGCCCTTAATGAAAAGCTCCAGTCTGCATGGTGGGATCGCCACAAGGATGATGAGGACTACAAGGCACAGCTTGAAAAGGAAGCGGCTGAGAAAAGATTAGCTGAGTCTGATGCCAAGCTTGCGGAACTCATGCAGAACCTTAATGCAGGAGATGTAAGCAGTTCAGAAAAAGCATCTAGCGCAGTAAAAGATGTATCTTATAAGGTTGATGTTCCTATTGGCGAGGATGTTGTGGCTTCGGCCATGAATCATCTGGGGGAGTCTTGGGGCGAAAATACCTGCTCCATATTTGCTTCGGCAATGCTTGAAGACGCTGGTATCTACGGCCTGTCAGACCCTAACGGGGACAACATGGCTCAGAAGGCTGGTGCAGCCTACCAC